CGGAGGTCCAAAAGTTGTACCGGTTGGGCCGAACCGGGCGGTCCATGGTCATCAGCGACACGGCCGTCGGGATCGGGAAAGTCCCTGAAGCCCAATTGGATGTGAGGGGGAACTTGAACGTTGATGGTGTTATTCAAAGTCAATCCCCAGCTTGGAGTCTTTGTAAAAATAATGTTGTCAACCAGGTAGACGGGGCCGGGAATATAGTATGGAATGTGATAAATTCTAAACGTGGTGTTATTTACGATACAGCAACTGGACACATAATCGTGCCTATAACAGGATATTACATGATGGGTACATTCGCCATGACAAATGCCGCGGCCACCTTAGGTATGCAAGTGTTGATAGACGATCTCTTCCCTACCGATCGGCTTCGTGGATTTTGGCCTTATGGTCACCCAGGTACCCCTGGCACTGGAGGTACACCGGCGACACATAACCAGGTTGCCGGTTCGGGTATAGTGTATCTAAACGCTGGTGAGAAAGTATCAATTTATATTCAAGTCGGTAATATATACTCAGGTGTGAACGCGCATAATCAATTCTGGGGATATTTTATTGGGTAATATAAATGGATTCAGCTCGATTAGATATGAGAAACGGCAGACTCAGAAGCCAGACTCTCACAACTCTTTCAGATGATTATACCCAAGACCAATACGATGAAGAATACTCCAGACAAACTACATTAGAAGCTTTTAAGGAACTTCGTTTAGAACGCAATATAAAACTTACAAAAACGGACCATTTGATGGTATCCGATTTTCCCTATCCATCAGAAGATATACGCGCAGCATGGGTCACGTATCGCCAAAATCTCAGAAATATGCTAATTACTTCACCACCATCTTTTGATGAAGAAATGGAGAATTTTGTAGTCACTTGGCCCACAGCCCCCATTTGGCCCGCGAATGTGGTCTAAGTTCCAAGTCCGTAGGACTTGTCCCCCCGTTCTCCCACGAATCCCTCAGATTCGTCGAAGTTCGTCTAGGCTTAAAAATAAAGTCTCACTATATTATAAAATGTCTGGTGGTATTGCCCAACTCGTAGCCGTCGGAGCCCAGGATGTGCATCTCGTCGGTCAGCCCGAGGTGTCTTTCTTCAGGTCCACCTACAAACGTCACACTAATTTTTCCCAAACTGTCGAGCGTCAAGTCATTCAAGGCAACGTCTCCAACAACGGTATGTCCACCGTCCGCTTCGAGCGCAAGGGTGACATGCTCAACTATGTTTACCTCGCTCCTAACAGTGGCACCGCTTCCACGGCCATCGGTGACTGGACCGATGTAATTTCCAAGGTTGAACTCCTGATCGGAGGTCAAGTTATTGATGAACAGGATGTGACCTACTCCACCCTCTTGGCCCCTTTACTTTCGGCGACCTCCTCCTCCAAGTCGGTCGCTGGTAACCTGTACGGTGGTGCCACCGCGGAGCGTTTCTACCCTCTCCGTTTCGCTTTCTGTGAGAACTGGCAGACTGCCCTTCCACTCATTGCCCTCCAATATCACGATGTTGAGCTTCGCATCACTTGGGGTGCGTCGGCGGCCTCTCATACATGGGATGTCTACGCGAACTATGCGTACCTCGATACCCAGGAGCGTGAGCTGTTCGCTAGTCAGCCCATGAACCTTCTCATCACCCAGGTTCAAAAGGCGATCTCTTCCGGTTCCAAGATGCAGGAACTCAACTTCAACCACCCCATCAAGTACCTGGCCTCGGCTAAGGCGCACACCGATGGTTCCGGTTTGGCGCTCGATGTCCTCCACAACGATAACAAGCTCAAGCTTCAGATTAACGGTACCGATGTCACTGACTTCAAATTCGCGGACCCCAACTACTCCACTGTGCCCCTGTACTACCACACAACCAACGCCTCTAACCCGGCCGTTGCCAAATCTATCTTCTTCTACCCATTCTCCCTCGATTGCGGTAAGCTCCAGCCCACTGGCTCTCTCAACTTTTCTCGCCTTGATTCCGCCCGTATCGTGTGTGATAAGAAAAATGTCACCTCTGATGTGTACGGCGTAAACTATAACGTCCTCCGTATCGAGAATGGTATGGCTGGTCTTTTATATTCTAACTAATTAATAACAATGTATTGGAAGATCATTTTCCTCCTCGCCATCGTTTTTGTATTGACGTACGATCCTAAATCCAGGACACTCGAAAAGTTCGTTGGGCACCCTTCCCCATCGACTGATAAGTGTTGTCAGCCCACGCATTACGAAGCCGTTCAATTTGCACATAGCCCGTACGATTGCCCTACATGTCCCCAACAGACTCAGATGGGTGTAATTACTTAAAAAGATAAAGAGTGTATATTTTATAATGATCCCTATTAATCGTGACACCATGATGTTAGTTGCCACCGTGGTATGTGTAGCCGGCCTTCTCTTTCTCTTCAGGGAGGTGAACAAGACGAAACAGGAAGTTGAGCACATGAAAGACTTTTCCGAGTATGTTTCTAAGAAACTCGATACACAACAAGTCGAGCATCTCAAGTTAATTACTAAGGAGGCTGCGGATGATATTGTAGAGGAAAAAGTGACAGAATAAACATATAGACTTATTATAACTTGCGAATGCGCAATGAAAAAATACAAAGCTATAGCAATACCCGTTAGTTTTGCCGATGGGAAACCAAGGTTTCTCACGGTACGAGATACAAGATTCAAGGATTGGATATTTGTCACAGGAGGATGCAGGCGAAGAGAAATTTTAAACCCGATTAGGTGTGCCTTAAGGGAACTAGAAGAAGAGACTCGTGGTGTTGTTTCACTAAAGAGTGGACAGTATACTGAGTTTAAGTTTATACATAAAGAGAGTCCCACAGTTGACCTTGAATACAATGTTTTCATTTTTTTCGTAAACTGTGGTCGTTCAGAACAACAGGGACAGATAAAGAAATTTTATGAAGAAAAACATAAAACAAATGTTAAAAAGTCTTTACGACAACCTATTAAAAAGACATACGATGAAAACGATTTCATGAGTTATGATACCCTCGAGGAATTTAACACACGAAAACGATGGTCATTGATCATAGATAATGTGATAAAAAATCCAGAATTCTACACGTGTATGAGTTCTTTGAATAGAAAAACATTTTCTATTAAATAATGAAGTCCAAGGTTTATATCATCTCCGAAATTCGCAAACTACTAGAACAGAACCGTGGGTTCTGTGAGGAAGAGATCGAGCAATGGGTCGCAGATAATGGTGATATGACCATATGTAAACTTTTAGAGTTTAAAGGTGATCTCATGAAAGGTAAACAGTATAGAGATGTATCATGTATGTCATGGTTTAGAGAAGAAGAACAATAACAAAGTATGTTCAAGAGTTGGTGTGCGACTCAAAAATTTAATAATGCAACCAATCTATCACATGTGCTCATGGACGGTGGCGTCCTTTCCGTGCCATTTGATAAATTGAATGTGTTCTATGATAAATACATAGAAGCCGTGAATCATGGTGAAAAGTTATTTATCGTCGAGCAAAAGAGTGAGAATTATAACTTTTTCGTGGATTTAGATTACAAGGGATCTGAATCACTCACGATTGAAGAAATCAAAGATATTTGTAAGGTCATATGTGACAAAGTCAAACGACATGGTGGTAAAGAGTGTCTCATATCTGTCGCACCACCAAAAACCAGTGGTACGAAAATTAAAACGGGTGTACATCTAAACTGGCCGGGTCTCATAGTAGATCAGGCTTCGGCTATCGCACTCAGGGAACACCTTTTGATTTCTCTCACGAAAGCGAAGGGTTCCTATAACTGGAATGATATCATCGATGCCGCTGTATATGGGAGTGTTTCTAGACAGGCGAAGGGTAGTGGATTTCGTATGCCATGGTCACTCAAGTTAGTTAAACACGATGCATGTAGGGGGCAGGGTTGTGCAGGGTGTAAATTCAAACGGAAGATTGAACAGCTCGCCTATCTACCACTATTCGTATACAAAACGGGACCCCTTAGTATGTTGACAAATATCGGTCAGAATCCAGATGTTGATATTTTGAAAATGTCTGCAGTCAGAACAAATGAACCCCAAAATACTGTGATTGATAACCCTTCAGTCAATA